TCGGTCGCATCGAGGAGTACGCATACCGTCTGAGCCATCGCCCAGCCTCGCACGCCTCACCGCCCGCGTGAATCCTCCGTCCGCGTCACTGCACTAGGCGAGCCGCCCATGCGCAGCGCTTCGTTTCATCCCGTCCCACGCCCGAGTCGTCCGCGTACCGTTTCAGCGTTTCCATGATTTCCGCGCGTCCGCCCGAGCGGATCCGCGTCATGCAGCCCTTGAAATTGTGAGACGTCAGTGGAAATCGATCTTGAGACATATTATCAGGCGGCCAGAACCGGCAGTCTGGCCTGTATTCGCTCGCTCGACCCGATCTACGGCGAGCGCTTCTTCTTCCTGCGCGTCCGCGAGGTGCGGAACGGCCGCATCGCCACCGCGCGCGGGATCTTCTGGGCGGTCAACGGCGAGAAATGCGATCCGGGCTGGGGCGGGGACGCGCACGCGCTGGTCGTCCCGACCCTGGCGCTCCTCGAGATGATCGAGCCGAATCTGGAGCGGATGGCGCAGTTCGGCGTCGACCGGCGGTTCGAGATTGCCGTGGCGCGGGCCGTGCTGGAGGGCCGCCTCACCGAGATGCCCGAGATGCCGCAGCCGCCGGTTCCGACCCTCAAGGAGGCGCAGGCCGAGCTGCAGGCCGCGATGGCCTACTGGGAGGCCGTGGACGTCCGCGAGGCGAAGCCCGGCACCTCGGTGCGGATCCGCCGGGAAGCCAGCGAGCGGCTGGTCACCGCCCGCACCAATCTCGAGCGGGCCAAGCAGCAGGCCGGGCGGCTCGCGAGCTGCGGCGACCGCGCGGGCTGCCCCGGCTAGGGTCGCCGCCGCGCGTCAGGAGAACTTCAGGAGCTTGAGCGCGTCGAAATCCTGCACCCCGCCGCCGACGCGCTTGGTGGTGTAGAACAGCACGTAGGGCTTGGCCGAGTACGGGTCGCGCAGCACCCGCATCCCCGTCCGGTCGACCACGAGGTAGCCCCGGCGGAAGTCGCCGAAGGCCACCGACAGGCTGTCCTTGGCGAGGTCCGGCATCGCCTCGGCCTCGGTGACCGGGAAGCCGACCAGCGTCGCGGACCGGCCGGCGGCGAGGGGCGGCTGCCAGAGATAGTTGCCCTCCGAATCCTTGAACTTGCGGATCGCGCTCTGGGTGCGCCGGTTCATGACGAAGCCGGCATTCTGCCGGTAGGCCGCCCGCAGCCCGTAGATCAGGTCGAACAGCGCGTCCCCCGGGCTCGCCGACGGGAAGGCCCCGGCCGCCCCGGTGGCGACCGTGCCGATCTTGCCCGGCACCCAGGTGGCGTTGGCGACCGTGTCGTAGCTCAGGAAGCCCCGCGGGCGGCTCGCGCCGTTGCCGGACACGAAGGCGACGCCCTCCTGCTCGGCGAAGGCCGTCTCCACCTCGGCCGAGAGCCACGCGTCGAGATCGACCACGGAATCGTCGAGGAGCGTCTGGGTGGCGGCCGGCATCGCGTAGAGCTCCATCGCGGGGAACGCGATCTCCGACAGGGCCGGCGCGGCGGTCTCGGGGCGCGGCGCGGTCTCGGCGGCCCAGCCGGTGACCGGCGCGCCCACCGAGACGGCGCGCTTGTACTGGGCGCCCGAGATCGGCTGCACGCTGGCGATCGACCGGATCGGCGAGACCTGGCCGAGGCGCGCGAGCACGGTCCGCTCGATCGTGTCGGGGACGAGGTAGCCGCCGTCCGGCCCGGAGCCGGCCGAGAGCGCCTTGGCCTCCAGGCGCTTGAGCCCGGCGCTCTCGCCCGCCCGGACGTAGAGGTCGAAGGCGGCCTTGTGCTCGTGCGCGGCCCCCGTCTCCCGGACGTCCGGCTGCCCGAGGGGCGGCCGGGCCCGCTCCAGGGCGATGCGGTCGAGCCGGGTGCGGGCGGCGTCGAGGGCCGCGTCGATCCGGGCGAGCTTTTCCTCGGTGAGCACGTCGACGCCGAGGCGGCCCTCGATCCGGTCGATCCGCGCGTCGTTCGTCTCCTTGAAGGCCGCGAAGGCGGCGGCGAGCTCGTCCAGGGCGGAGCGGACCGGGCCGCCGTCGGAATGGGCGGCCTTGTTCTCGAGCGGCGGCAGGCCGCGCGGCGGCGCGAGGGCGGGATCGGCGATCGGGGTCTGGGCGTCCATGATGGGCCTCGTCGGGGGTGGAAGTCAGGACCGCGCGGCCGGCAGCGGCCAAGCGGCGGGTCTCGCGGCGGGTCTCGCGGCGGGTCCGAGGGCGCCCGGCGGCGCGATCAGGCCGGCGAGGCCGCGGATCGCGTCGGCCTCCGGGTCCGGAGCCGGGATCGACGCGGGCCTCGCCCTGGCCCCCGGCTGCAGCGGGAAGGTCACGAGCGAGATCTCCCAGAGGTCGACCTGCTGGAGCCGGCGCTCGCCGCCGGTGCCCTTCCGGGCGCGCAGCGTGCGGAAGCCGATCGAGAGCCCGTCGAGGCCGCCGCCGCGCATCAGGGCGTCGACCTCGCGGGCGCGCTGCACTGCGAGGTTGAGCGCGCCCTCCGCGAACAGGCCGCGGCCATCCTCGCGCAGGGCGAGCCAGCGGCCGATCGGCTCGGCCGGATCGTGCTGGAACAGGAGCCGCACGCCCGCGGCCCCGCGGCGGGCGAGGCTCGCCGCGAAGGCGCCCGGCACCACCACGTCGCGGCCGAGATCGGGCACGCCGAACAGGCTGGCATAGCCGGAGAAGTGGCCGTCCATGGAGGATCCTCGGATGGGACAGTGAGGGCGCGCCCCGCGCCTCAGGGTGTGCCCGGCGCCCCCGGCATCGCGGGCGGGTAGCCCACGGCCTCCCGCTTCTCCGCCACCGACAGGAAGTCCGCGGCCTGGACCCGGCGCCACAGGGATTCCCGCTCGCCGGCCAGCGCCTCGATCCGGTCGAGGTCGGGCTCCAGGTCGATCGCCCCGAAGGCGGGTTCCAGCCAGCCGGCCAGCGCCCGGGCGGTGCGGGCCGCGAGGGGGATCAGGGTCTGGCGGTAGAGGGCGCGGTTGGCCTCGGCGTAGTTGGCGTGGGTGTTGTCGCCGGGGAGGCCGAGCAGCAGCGGCGGCACGCCGAAGGCCAGGGCGATCTCCCGGGCGGCCGCGTCCTTGGCCGCCACGAAATCCATGTCGCGCGGCGAGAGCGCGAGCGGCTTCCAGTCGAGGCCGCCCTCCAGCAGCAGCGGCCGGCCGGCATTGGCGGCGCCCTGGTAGTTCGCCTCCAGCTCCGCCTTCAGCCGGTCGAATTGCGGCTCGGACAGCGTCGCCCCGGCGAAGACCAGGGCGCCGGACGGCCGGGCGGCGTTATCGAGCAGCGCCTTGTTCCAGGCGCTCGCGGCGTTGTGGATGTCGAGGGCGGCGGCGGCGGCCGCGATCGGGGCGAGCCCGCCGGTCTCGTCCTCCGGGTGGAACAGCGTCAGCGCCAGGATCGGCGCCACGGCGATCCCCGGCTCGGGCAGGTCGAACCGGCGGCTGCGCCCGCCCGCCGTGTAGAGATAGGCCGCCGGCCAGCCGTCCGGGCCCGGCAGCACCCGCATCCGTCCGGGACGCAGGACCTGGAGCGCGGCGACCCGCCCGTCGAGGCTCACCGCCTCCAGGTAGGCCGTGCCGGTGAGGAGGAGGTCGGCGTAGAGCGTCTCCAGGAGGTGCGGCCCGCTCTCCCGGGGGTTCGGCCGCGCCAGCAGGGCGAGCAGGTCGCCCGCGCGCTCGGCGCCGGGGCCGGTGGCGATCAGCGGCAGGCCGGCGGCGCTCTCGGCGACGAGCCGCACCGCCCGGTGGACGACCGGGTTGGCCTGGTAGCCGGCCCGGGCGAGCGCCGCCGGATCGCGGGGCGTCCAGCTGGCCCGTCCCTCGGCGTAGAGGGCGAAGGCCGGGGCCGCGGCGGCCTTGGTGGCGAGGGCCGGGCCGCCGGCGGCGCGGCGCGCGACCCGCGCCAGGCGTTCGAGGAGGGTCGACATGCCGGTCCGTTCCTGAGCTATGGTCACGCGATGCAGCCCCGGATCCCCACACGGCCCCAGGCGCGGCCCCAGGCGCGATTCCGGGGACGGGTCCGGGGACGGGTCCGGGCGGGGACCCGCGTCGCGGCGCGGGTCGCGGCTCTGGTCCCAGCGCTCGTCGTCGGGCCTCTGGCCGGGCCCCTGGCCGCGCCCCCGGCCGCGCCGGCCCGGGCCGCGGATGCGCCCGCACCCGCGCCCCTGTGGCCGGAGCCCGACGGGACCCTGATCCTGGCGCGCCCCTTCGGCCGGTCCGAGATCAGCCTGCGCCTGTCCCGGCGGGTCGCCGGGGCGGTGGACACGCTGACCTGGGACGGCGTCACCTTCCTCGCCGACACCGAGCCCGGCGACGCCCTGCAGGCGCGGGCGGAGATCGGCTCCGGCGCCGCCTGCCGCCGGGCGAGCGAGGCCGGCACCCCGCAGGACGGGTCCGGCGCGCCCGCGGCCCGCCGGCTCCGCGCCCTGCGCGCCGGCCGGAGCTGGGCCGAGACCGAGACCCGCATGGCCTGGGACGGCCCCGTTGACCCGGCCGACGAGCCGCCCGCGGACTGCCCGACCGCCTCCGCGAGCCCCGCGATCCCGGCCCCGGCCCCGCTCCTGCGCAAGCGGGTCGCCCTCGGCCTGCCGGGCCTCGGCAACGCCGTGGAGGTGCAGGCGAGCTTCGTCCTGACCGAGCCCGCGGCGGCGCTACGTCTCGAACCCCTCGCCGCCGCGGTGCCGGCGGAGTTCTCCGCGGCCTGGCGCTTCGACCCGTCGACCGGCGGGGTCGCGCCCCTCGGCCCCGGAGCGGGGGAGCGGCCGGACCCGGTGATCCTGGCGACGCCGGAGGGCTCGCACGCCCTCGCGGTCTGGGCCCCGGGTCCGCCGGAGCAGGAGCCCGACGCGCCGCGGCCCGGCTTCGCGGTCGCGCCCGAGGCCGGGGCGAACCGCCTGAGCTGCCGCTTCCGGCTGGCGAACGCCGCCGCCGGCGCGCACGATTTCGCCTGCTACGCCCTGGTCGGCACCCTCGCCGACGTCCGGGCCGCCCTTCGGAGCCTGACCACGCCGCCGTGACCGGCCCGGCGCCGACCTGTGCTAGACTGTCCGGACCGACGAACCGATGGAGGTTCCGATGGACAGGAAGCAGGCCCTCGAACTCGCGATCTTCGTCATCGCGCTCGTCCCCTTCCTCCGCTGCCTCATGCCCTCCGCGACGCGCTCCCGGGGGCCCCGCCGCTCCGGCTCCCTCAGCTACGATTCGGGCTCCGGCGGCGACGGCGGCGCGATCTTCGGCGATGGCGGCTGCCACGGCAGCGACGGCGGCAGCTGCGGCGACGGCGGCGGCGGCGGCGGTGATGGCGGTGGCGGCGGCGATTGAGCGACCGCTCGGGCGTCCAGGAGCCCGGCACGCCCAGGAACCCGGCACGCCCAAGAACCCGGCATGCCGATGTGCCGGGGTCGGGCAGTGACGACGGTTCGGGAATCGGAGCCGGGCCGCGGCGCCCGGGAAGGACGGCGGGGATCAACCCGACAGATGCGCCGCTCAATCCGCCCGCCGTCGCCGCGCAATACGGAGAATTACGGTGGGGATTCCCAGCTCAGGACCGCGTGCCGTGGCCTGATCGCTACAGATTTGGCGCACGACATTGTGTATACAGCATGCAGTTCGTTCCAGAGACCACGAACCGACTCCGGCGCGCTTCACCCGAAGCGCGCCGAATTGTTTCCGGCGACCGCTGTCACAACCGCCGGATCCGGGGCTCGGCCCGGGGCTCCAGCATCAGGTGCGTGAGCGCCCAGACCAGGGCATCGAGACGGTCGGGCGAGGTCCCGCCGGACAGGCCGTCCGGGCCGAAATCGCACATTGCAGCCGAAATCGAATTCTTCCTGCGCAATCAGGGACTTGCGATTTTCAGCGCCCTGCCGAATTTCCGTGAATGGAACCAGAACGGATTGCGGCTTTGTAAAGCGCTGGTGGCTTCGAAGAAGGCTGCCGAAATAAGGGCTTAGAGCGAGGCTACTGGCTACTGGCCGGCCCTCGTGGTCTCCCCTCCTCCAACTTCCGGCGTTGCTGGACTGACCCCGACGCAAGTCCGCGCGCAGCTCGCGCGGATGGGGTGGACGGGTGCGCTTCCGATCCACTCGCACGACGGCGGCCACTCCTCTCGCGGCAAGGCCCCGGGCATCACGGGATGGCAGCGGCGGGCCATGTACGAAGGCCCCGAGACCACCGCCGAGGATCTGAAAGCCTGGGAGCGGAACGAGCGCAAATGGCCGGGGACCGGCATTGCCTGCGGGAACGTCGTCGCCATCGACGCGGATTTCGCGACCGATGCCGCCTTGGCCGAGACCGTGACCGCGATTGCCCTCGATGTGCTCGGCGAAACGCCGTTCATCCGCCAGGGGCAGGCCCCGAAGGTCGCGCTGATCTACCGGGCCGCCGAGGCGATGCCGAGCGTCCACCTGAAAGCCGCCGACGGCTCCAACGATGGCCTCGACGTGCTGTGCCAGGGAACGCAATTCGTCGCCTACGGCACGCATCACAAGACCCTCAAACCCTACGCCTGGATCGGAGCGGAAAGCCCCCTCACGGCCGGACCGGACGAAGCGCCCGAAGTCACGCAGGCCCAGATTGACGAGTTCGTGGCGCGCGTGCGCCGCGTGGTTGAGCTCAATGGCACCGGAGGCCGAAAGGGTCGCGGTGGCGGGGGCGGGCATCAGATCATCCGCGGCGCCGATGGCCGAGTGACCGATGGCCGTGAGTACCACCTGACGCGCACGGTCTACTCGACGGCGCTCGACATGAAGGGCGACGGCGAGGAGATCACCACCGCTTCGCTCGCGGCACGCGCATGGGCTGCCTTCGTCGCCTCGACCGTGCTGGACGATGGCCGCTGGTCGCCGGAGATGGCGCGGGTCAAAGCCGCCGCGCTTCTAGACCGCGTGCGCCGGGGCTTCGTCAGCCTCGACCCGGTGCCGCAGGACAGCGGCGAGACCATCGCCCCGACCTACCCCGACACCCGCGTCTCCGTCGCCGAGGCCGAGACCGCGACCGCTGCCGTTGTGACCGGGTTCTTCGGCGAGCACGTGCCGGCCTGGAAAGCCGAGATGGCGCAGTGGAAGGTTGAGGCCGAGGAAGCGAAAGAGCGCGGCCAGGATGAGCCGGGCAAACCCGCTCCGACATCGTGGGCCGCCCGCGTCGAAACCGCGGTCGGCAAAACCGCACTCGCCATCGAGGGCGCTGCCCAAGCCGCCAAGGACGGCGCCAGCATCGTCTACGCCGCCCCCATGCATAGCCTGCTCGCCGAGCTGGCCGAGCGGTTCGCTGCCGAAGGCGTCGAGGCCCGCGTCTATCGCGGATACACGTCCCCGGATCCGGACGCGCCGGACGTGATGATGTGCCTCGACATCCCGGCGATGCAGGACGCGCGCGATGCGGTGCGGCCGATCCCCTCGACGGTGTGCGAGCGCAAGGCGGACGGGCAGAAACTCTACTGCCAGTTCCACCACCGCTGCGGGATGGAGCGCCAGCGCCAGGCCAAGGCGGCGGTCTGGCTCGTGCCGCATGCCCTGCTGTTCCAGGGTCGTCCCGGCGCAATCCCGGCTCCGGACGCGCTGGTGATCGACGAAGGCGTGACCATGGGCGCCCTCCCCGACAAGCCGGCTCGCATGTCCCTCGACGCGATCGAGCGCGCGCCTGTCGAGCCGAACGAGAAGGCACCGCTGTTCACCAACGCCGCCAACGATCTGGAATTTGCCCGGGCGAACCTGCTGCGCGCGCTGCGTGACCATCAAGACGACGGCCCGTTGCAGCGTGAAATCCTGATCCGGCATGGCCTCACCGCCACTGCGGCGGCCGAAGCCTACAAGATGGAATGGGGCCGCCTGCGGGATCCGGGCATCAACCCCGGCATGGACGCCAAGGCCCGCAAGGCGTGCGCCGGCGCCGTAGGCCAGCACAACCAGGACGCCAAGGGCCTCGCCGGCATCTGGAGCGAGCTGCGCGCCTTCCTCGCCGGCCACGCCGAGGAGTCCGGCCGCCTATCCATCCGGTACGACGAGGACGCCGAAAGCCGCGTGGTTGAGCGCCGGTCGCTCGACACGGTGCGAGCCAGTTGGGCTGCCCCTGCCCTGCTCCTCGACGCCACCCTTCCCGATGCCTCGCTGCTCGAGCCCGTGGTCGGGCACCGTGTCGAGGTGAAAGCCGACATCACCGCCCGATGGAGCCCCCACGTGAAGGTCCGTCAGATCCTCGCGGCGCCGGTCACAGCGCGCAAGCTCGGCATCATCGGGTCGGACGAGGAGGCGGACCCGGAGGCCGCGGCCTCGCCGAAGCGGGTCATCACCGACCTCTTGCGCCTCATCCGCCTGCGTGCCGCGCTGGTGTGGCCACGCGTCGTCGTCGTCATCGGCCCCATGCGGCTGGTAGAGGTACTGACCGATGCGGGCTTGCCCGAGAACGTCGAGACCGCGCACTTCGGCGCCGTCGCCGGGATCGACCGTTGGTCGACAGCCGCCGGCCTGATCTGTGTCGGCCGCCTGCAGCCAGGCCCCGGCATCACCGAGCCGTTGGCCGGCATCATCACCGGCACTGTGCCGCACGAGATCCCGCCGAACCCTAAGGGCGGCGGTCGCTGGTATCCGCGGGTTGCGGGTGCCGTGCGCCTTGCCTCCGGTCAGGGCGTGCGCGTCGAGCGGGGCGAGCACCCCGACAGCATGGTCGAAGCCCTGCGCTGGCAGATCACCGAAGCCGGACTGATCCAGGCCATCGGTCGCCTGCGCGCCCTGCGCCGCGGCCCCGACGCGCCGGCCTTCCTCGACATCATCAATGACGTGCCGATGCCCATCAGCGTGGATGCGACGCCGGCATGGGACGACGCTAAGCCGGGGGCGTGGGCCGAGATGGCGGTCGAAGGTGTCCTGTTGGAGAGCGCGGCCGACATCATGGCCTGTTTCCCCGAAGCCGCGCCGACGCGGGACCGGGCGCGCGAGATGTCCCTTCCGACGTTGGGGGTAACATCTATAAGGGATATATCTATAGACGTTACCCCCAGCGTCAGACGCGCCACCTACAAGCGCCTTGGGCGGTTCCCCCAGGCGTCCGCCGTCCTGCTGCCGAACGCCCCCGCAGACCTGAAATCCTGGCTGTCTGACCGCCTCGGCGCGATCGAGTGGGTCAAGATCGAGGATCCCGCGCCCGCCAAGGAAGCCGCCCCGCAGCCTGCGACTGCTGCCGCGCCCCGCTGGCCGCGCTGCGCGGACCTCGCCCCCGATCTGGCCGCCGCCTACCGCCTCGTGGTCGACGAGCCTGCGCCTTCGCCCAAGCCGCATGTCCCCGTCATTCCTGAGATCGTGCGCTGGATCCCGCCGCCGCCCCTGCGTCGCCGCCCCCATCTGCGCGTGGTTGCCCTGGAGGCCGCCGAGTGATCCGCCCCTGCGATCAGTTCGGGCCATGGACCAATGGCCTCGACGCGGCCGAGCAGCGAGCCCGGCTCCGCGCCATGCGGGCGCTGGCTCGCGTGCATTGCGGGCCGCGCGGCGCTGAGTTTTGTCACTGGCTTACCGAAGCCGAGAGGGACCCGGCCGCCCTTGAGCCCGCCCTAGCAGCGCTCGACCGCCTGCCCTCGAACGATCGCCGGCATGTGTTGGCGAGCTACGCCAGCCTGTCCCGTTCCGCCGCCTGAGAGCCGACTCATGGGAACCGTCCTGCCATTCCCCCAACAACGCGCCCGACAAGGCTCCTCCGGTGTCCGTGCCGCCTCCGTGGCCGACGGCTGGTGCGTCGAGCGGCTAGAGGCCGGCGACATCATCAGCCGGAGCCGCATGCCGTCGCGGGCCGACGCCCAGCGCATCGCCACGCGCATCAGCCGCCGGGACAAGGTGCCGTTGCTGGCGACGTGCCTGCCCCGGCCGGCCCGCTGCGCGGGCGCCTGCTCCACCCCTGACTACGCAGCTTGAGAGGAGCCACCATGTCGAACGTCATCACCCTGCCGAGCCGTGCGAAGGCCGAAGCCTCGACGGCGCATTATCTGGAGGTCGCCGTGTACGGGCGCACCGGCTCGCTGACTGTCACCCTGGCTCGCCGTGAGGATGCCGTCGGCTGGCTGCATGTCCTGCTGCTCGGGTCCGCCGTCGGCCTGGAGATTGTCGCCACCCTGCCGGACGACGAGAAGGGCCGCGCTGTCGCCGACTTCGTGGGGCCGGCCGTGCTGCGCACCGCGGAGCTGACCGAGACCGAGATTGCCGCCCAGCCGGAGGCCTGTTGATGTCCGCTGCTACTCGCCCTCCCCATCCGGGCCGCACGTCGGCCGAGCACCGTGCCCTCGACCGCATCGGCTGCGGCGAGCACCCGGCCTGCGCACAGAAGACGCTGCGCAATCTGCTCGAGGCCGGGCTGATCGTGGACATCGGCAGCGAGACCCAGCGTGATGCTCTTGGGAAGTATCGGATCCCCGCCTACGCCATGCCGATCCCGGTTCACATGGCCTGGTGCTCGGCCGTCGCCGCGACCGACGAGGAGATGGCCGCCATGGAGGGGTTGTCATGAACCCACCTTCCGCACCTATCCTGGCGGCCGCCGATGCCTTGCTGCGCGTCATCGTGAAGGCCGATCGCCAGCGCTTCGCTCTCAAGCTCGCTGCGTTCCGTGACCGCCCGCTCAAGAGCGCAGATCAGCCGACCGTCACTGACGAACTCGACCTAGCGGCCACCGCAGCAGATCCGGTCGGAACCGCCTGCCGGGCCACGCTGCGCCGTCTCGGCCATGCGCTTCACGCGGCCAACCCTGACGAGGATTTCGTCGCGCTCTCCGTCGAGGTCGCCGAGATGGACCCGACGCACACGAACTGGCGGGCGCGCGCCCTTGAGACGGCGTGGCGCGGGATTGGGAGAGACGCAGCATGACCCCGCGCGAGCAAGCCGCTTTCGCCGCCGGCATCGAGACGGCCCGCCAGATGGCGCTCACCGCGGCCGTGACCATCGAGGTTCGGGAGGATGCCAGGGCTGTCCGCCAGCAGGCCGCAGCCGCTGCGCTGCAGGGTTTGGCCGATGGGCTGCGAGCGCTGGCGCTACTGGATCGGCGAGGAGATGAACCGGACGAAGCGGTTTCCTAAAGGCGTCAGACACCGCGCTGTCATCGGATCCGGGCTGAGCGCAGAGGACTCTATGTTTTGCAGAAGCAGGGCAGCGTTCAGATCGTTCATCACTGTGCCGATGACGCCACGATCTGCTTTGTCCTCGAAGGATCTGACCAATGCCTCGACCACCGGCATTGTCGCGCCTCCGATCGCTTTGAATTCTGGTGCCGCCGAGGGATCGTCAAGCACCTGCATTACCCGTAGGTGCAGCACGGAGAACCGATCGACGAGCGCTATGAACGTACCTTGTGAGACATCGTCCACCGTCAGGCCGATGGCAGCGTTGAGCACGATGTTCCGCAGCGCCTCCAGCTTCTCGGCCCGGTGCGTCGCCATCGCGATCCGCGTCATCGCAGCGACCACGCTCACAAACTCCTCGTTCTCGGCGAGGCGGTCCGGATCGAAGCCTTCGAAGCGATCCTGCAGTTCCCGCAGCCCCTCGCCGACCATGTTGAACCAGGCTGCCCGACGCACCTCCAGAGGGGCCTGAACGCATTTCTTGAGAAGCGCCTGGACGACTGGGCCGGTGAGCGGCATCACGAAGCTCGCCGCCGCGCCGAGCGTGCCGATCGCCGCGTCATGACCAACCCCAAGGGCACCACCGCCCGACGGGTAGGCGGGGTCGACCTTCTTCGGCGCTTTGTCCGTCATGATGCTCGCCCTCGCGCGCGTGCGCGTACTGGTGCCGAAACTACCGCCCGAGCCGTCGCAGCATCGCCCGGTGCAGGGCCTCCGTCTCCCGCAACTCCGCGTTCGTGGCCCTCACCATGTCGCGCAACTGGACGAAGGCCGCTCGGATCTGGCGGCGCAGAGCAATGCTCTCAGCCGATCGCCGCCCGTGCGTCCGGGTCGAGTTCTTGGACCGGGCAAGCCCTTCCGCCGTCGTCGGTCCTCGGCTGCCGCCGCCATGCATCCGGCAACGACCGTTTGGCATGGCCGGACCCTGGCACGGGCAGCCCGACCGTGTCTTGGCCCCACACCGTGCCGCCTCGCGAGCCTTGATCAGAGCGTTCCGCCAGTCGGGCGCATTGATCCGCCCCCAGTGAAGTGGTCCGCCCTGAGGTATGGCTTTCGGGCCAGGACGAGGACGGACAGATGGGAACGAAGCGGCACAAGCCGGAGGATGTCGTCG